GGTGGCTGTGCCGGCGTATGGCGGCACGGACGGGGAGACGTACCGCCTGGGGGTTCGCGGGACAACGACCTTGGGGTATCTGTACGAAAAATTCGTCCGCATGTCGGTACAAGAGTTTTGATATGGCGGTGAAAATCTTCACCTTCGGCGATGTGGACAAGGGAATCGTCACGCAGTCCCCCTCCACGAAGGTCGCATGGACGGCGGGGAACAACGTCCGGATCACTCCGGGATTCGCCTCCAAGACGCTCGGGAAAGCCCTCATCATCTCCCTGCCAAGCACTCCCGCGATCCGGGCCATGTTCTCGTTCGTCGGGACAGATGGAGCGGTTCGGACCATCATGTGTTGCGATTCCGTGGTGTTCGCCTATGACTCCACTTTTGGGTCCTATGTCGACATCACCCCCACGCCAGCCCCCACGGGTGGGGCAGCGGATATCTGGCAGTTTGAGCTGGTGGCGGGATTGCCGATCCTGTCGAACGGGAAGGATGCCATCTGGAAGTGGTCGTCCTACACCGGCGTCCTGACGGCTCTCGCCGGAGCGCCGACCTATGCCAAGCGGATCTCGAGCTGCATGAATCGGCTGGTGGCGTCGAATCTTCTTGAGGGGGGATACACCTACCCCGGGCGGGTCCGTTGGCCCGAAACGGGCAACCCGGAGAATTGGACGATCGACACGACCAACAAGGCCGGCCGGCACGACATCATGGCCTACTATACCGGCGTAGCGGCTCACGCGAACATCAAGGCGTCGATCGCCAGGGGCCATGAGATGTTTTTCTTCACGGAGCGAGGCTTATGGAAAGCCGACTTCGTCGCGGCTACGAGGAACTTCATCATCGTCAACCCGATCACAGAGATCCTATCCTCGAAGGCGCTTTGCAAGAAAGAGGAAACGATCTACTTCATCGGGAAGAACGATCTTTTCTGGACCGGAGGCGGCGACCCCACGGCCTTCGGGTTGCCGATCCGGGACGAGTTGTTTGACAACCTGAACGCTTCCGCGATCGCCACGGCCTTTGTGTTCGCTCCCTACGGGACGGCCGAAGTATGGTTCTGCGTGGCGACCGGGACCAACACGGCGCCGAACAAGGCTTTCATCTACAACACGGAAACGAAGTCCTTTTCGATCCAGGACGTTGATTTCTCCTGCCATGCAGAAGCCCTCTACACGGGCGTCCCTTACGATGTGGTCGGGAACGCTGCGGGGCAGATCCTCACCATGGATAGCGGATTTAACACGGCGGCGGGGCTGGCGATCGACGGCCGGATCGAGACGGGGGATCTCGATTTCGGCCTTCCGAACAACGTGAAAACGATTGCGGAAGTGATTCCGCATCTTGAGTATCAGGACACCGTGAGCGAATTGATGGTTCAGGTCGGGGTGAAGAACCGGCTTCCTGATGATCTCCGCTGGTCGGATCCCGTGCCGTTCACGATCGGCGTTTCGGATAAATGCGACCTCAACGGATTCCGCAGGGGTGGAAAATTTGTTCGGATCAGGTTCTATTCGGATCTCTTGACGAGCCCTTGGAAGATGAGCGGCTACACCATCAACTACGAAGTGGGAGGAACAAGATGAATGACGTTTTAGGAATACCGCCAGCGCCGACCGGTAAATCCCCGCTGATCCTCGGGCTTCTTCCGTGTTGGAACCGGGATTTTCTGGATCCGGCTTGGTCCGTGGTTCGGCCGGGTGTGGAGGAACTTGCACAAATCGCCCTCGGGGAATTCGATCCTTATTGGGTGTGGCAGCAAATCTACTCCGGGCAGTTCCAGCTCTACATGGGATACACGGACCTGACCGGCAAGGCGACTCCGAAGGAATATCAGATGATGTTCCCGGAAAAGCTCCGGACGCCTGAAAAGGATTACGTCGGGTTTTTCATCCTCGATGTTTTCCGGAAGAAAGCCGTTCACGTTTTCGCGGCGTACATCATGCCTGAATTCAGGAATAGGGGGATTTACGAGATCGCCTACGATTACATCGAGTCCCAGGTCAAGATGATCGGCGCCAAGGAAATAACCGCGACGGTATCGAAGGAGGCCGCGGATTCCATGAAGGTTCGGGGTTTCGAGACGGGGCTGGTAAACGTGAGGAAGATACTGAAATGAGTGGCGGCGGGGGTGGCGGCGGGGATTCGATTGTCTATACAAATCTTCTGCCAACCTATATCCCCGGGGTCCAAGCGAAGGTCGAAGAATGGATGACGGCGGCGAATTCGCTGGCCTCGAGCAATTTCAGCGCCTACACCGATCCGACGTATGCGGCGCAAAATGCGAATGAGACGGACGGAATCGCGGCCGTGGCAACTCGAGGGCGGTACGGATCCACGATCGAACTCGATGGAAAGGCGCATCTCCGAAGCCTGTACGATGGGCTAAAGCTCAACGTGAACACCAAGATTGCCTCTTTTTACGCGGCGCAGATAGCGGAACTGATTCAGTCCTTCGACGAGGAAGTGCTACCGGCGATTCGCAGGAACTTTGTTTTCGCCTGGGGCGGGAGCGAGCACAACGTCGCGGAGGCGGTTGCCGCCGAAAAGATGATGGGGAAGATCAACGAGATCGCCAAGATGTTCTACGACGATTATGTTCACGAACGGTCCCTCATGCAGCAAGGGATGTCTCACGCAACCCCCTACGGGCTTCAATGTATACGAGACATGGAAATGCTTCGCCAGGCCGGCGTGTACGCCCGGGAATACGATCAAGGGTACAAGATGGACGCCTGGGAGCGGTACAACGAGGCGGCGATCCTTCCGGTGCGGAATCTGGATATCCTCGGGAACGCCGTCAGGACGGTCATGGCAACGTCTCGGACGGCGACGGCGAAGTATTACAAGCCTCCGGTTTGGTCACAAATCGCTGGGATTGCGATGACAGGTCTTTCGCTATATTCGATGTATTCAGGGACCTCGTTGAACCCGTACACGAAGGGCGGGGTCGGGACCGGGGGAGCGGTTGGATCGAATCAACTAAACCCGGGATTCGGCGGCGGGATGGCTGGTCTTGAAGGAGGGGCTGTAGGATGAGCGGCGGCGGCGGGGGTGGTGGGACAAGCACATCGACCGTAAGGACCGTCCCGGATTGGGCGATCCCTTACGTCACGGCATATTGGGATCAAGCCTATGCCTTGTGGCAAGCGGATACCCTCGCGGTCTACACCGGAGACATTACGGCCGATCAACCCCAGGACGAGGTTGACGGAATCGCCGGCCTTGCAAACCGAGGACGGTACGGGGATCAGGTCATCACCAAGGCGATTGCCTACGAGAATGACGTCATCAACGGGGGATTTCTCCCCGGCACGAAAGCAGCCTTCCTCGCGGCGCTTGCCCTTGTCACGGGAAATTCGACAACGGATTTTGCATCGGTCAACTCGAGAATCGGGCGAAAGCCTCTTTTTGTTGGGGATTCCGATTCTACTCTTTTGGCGCAAACTCTTGTGGCGGGAACGCCGGCTCTCTATAACGGTCGGATGAGTACCTTGATCTACGCGGATAATTTCCGGAAAGAAAGAGACATTCAGGGTCATGGACTCGCCTACGGTGTGGAGATGGGGAAACACGCGGCGATCGACGCGGAAGCCCTCCGGAGAGCCGGCTTGTATCAGCGGGAATATCTCCAAGGAACCTACGAGCTTTCCCATCGGCTGTTCGTGGAAGGGCAAGAAATCTCGGTGGCAAATCTTGAACTGTTCGGAAACGCAATCCGCGCCCTTACGGGAAGCCAGCAGTCCTCAACGACGAATACGGAAGGCAATAAGTTAATGTCGGCGGTAGGCGGTGCGATGGGCGGGGCGATGTTTGGGTTTATGGTAGGCGGTCCTATAGGTGCTATCGCGGGTGGTGTCATCGGCGGGGTGATCGGATGGTTCGCTTAAAGGGGGAAGGGCATGGCTGAAATCACGGGTAATTCGCTCATTCAGGATTGGTACGATAGATACGTGAAGCCGCTGAAGCAGCCTATCTCGCTGGCTTCATCCGCTCCGCAGGATTTGGGCCTTGGGGTGCCAATCTCATCCGCGCCGCCTCCTGCGGCGACGATCGCGCCTACCGATGCCCCTGCTTCTTTGCCGACCCCCACCCCCGAGGCTCCGACAGAGGCCCCGGCAGAGGAAGCGTCCTGGACGGACAGGCTCAACAAGGGATTGCAGGATCCCGCGAAAATGGGGCTTCTCGGGATGGGGCTTTCGATGATGGCGACTCCCCCTCGCCAGGTGCCGTACAGCGCGGGGGAAATCATCGGGAACGCTGGATTGGCGGGGATCGGGATGTACGAGAAGGCGCTTGAGTCAAGGCGTCGACAGCAATCGATCGACGAATCCATGGAGGAAAAGAAGCTGACGCGTGAGGATCGAAGGGCGGCCGCGGAAGATCGTGGTCAGTATTACCGCGATGTAGCGGAGACTCGTCGGCTGACCGCGGAATCCCAGGCCGAAGCGCGCAAGGCGACGGCAGCGGAAAATGCCGTCCTCGACGTTCCAATCGACCCGGCCGTGGCGAAGCATTACGGCATCAAGCCAGAAACGACTGTCCGCATGTTCAATAAAATGCAGACGGGGTTGGTGGC